ATAGTCTTGTCGGTAAAGGGTATGTAGATTTCCATACTCTGAATAGTCGAGTTTCCCTTTACCGAGTTCGACATGAGCAATATGGTCTAGTTTGTATGATTCTTGATTTACGAAAGTATGTTTACGATATAGTTCTAGATAGTCAAGAACATTGATACCGTATAGATTGAATACCATTTGTTTCTGATATCCAAAAGAAGTAAACTCTCTGACATCTGATTGATTCCATGGAGACAGCTTTTTGTGTTCGTCTTCTCCGATAATCTTATCAATACGATTACAAAGATATGTGATATCGAAACTGTTTACATTCCAACCAGTAATGATATCAAAAGATTCTGTTCTCCAGTATTTGATAAACTTCAAAAGAAGTTCGGGTTCATTCTTACAGTTGTGATATATTACATCGGTTCTATTATGTTCCCATGGGCCGATACCAAATACTACAGTTTCTTTTCCGAATGGTTTGATTGATATTGCATTGACTTTTTCATTTGCAAGAATAGGTTCGGGGAATCCGTCCTCACACTCACACTCAATATCAAGAGAAGCAACCTTGATAAGTTTAGGGTCAAACTCTATATCACCTTGAAACTTATCTGCAATGTAAGTGTAGATATATCTGTCGTATCCATGGATTTCAAATCCTTCGACACCACTGTATCTCTCTCTGAACTTTCTTGCACCACCCATGGAGTTGAGGTTAACTGCCTCAAGAGGTCTTCCGTCTAATGCACGGTAAGCTGTTTCTCCTTTCTTGGACGGGATATAATGATTAGGTCGATAGTCGACTGCAAGTTTGATTTGCTTTCGACCTTTGTAACCTTTTACTAGAATCTTGTCTCTAGTCCGACAAACATTTGTATAGAAATCCATGTAGTTATTATACTACAAAGTATACTATTCTGTCAATGTCCTTTGTGGGTAATCGTTCAATAATTCTTCGACTGCTTCGTATTTTTCTTTTGCAGTTGCATACTTCTCGATTTGAGTATCAAGTGCTTGTGCAACCTCGGGGTGTTCACCAATACCAGCTGGATTACCTTGATACACTTCTATGTTTGCAAGTGCAATATCCATTTCTCCACGGTATTGTGATTTTAATGCTTTCAATAATGATTCTCTACTCATACTATTTCTGAATTTGACCTCTTACATTGTTACCAGTTGCAACCTTGTAATTTGTTTCTAGTTGAGGTCTTGGTTTAAATATTGTTTGCACTTGAGATTTTTCAATTACAAACTCGTAATCAGCTGCATACGGAATCCATGGTGCAAAGTTTACTTCCATTTTTCCTTGGTCAGCTGTAGTTAAAATTATTTGAGGTTCTATGATTTCATAGTTCAGATTTTTCAGAACTTTTGTAAACCCCATGATAACTTCACCAGTATTTAATCTGATACACTTGACTTCATAATCAGCCATAGGACTAAACACTTCTAACTATTTCCTGTAGTTCTATACTTCTTCTACCAACTTGTTTGAACCAACGGGAATCTTCCATTTCAACTGCCATTCTCTCCCAATCATGGTCTTCAACTGCATTCAACATGTTCTTGAATTTACCCAGTCTAGTTCCACCTAGATTAAAACACATATTAACTAATACTTCTTGAATCTCTGAAGGTAATCCGTCAAATACATCTTTACCAACAACATGTTCAGTTTCAACTAAGTGTTTATCAAAGTCAACTGCATAGTATTCGTCTACTACTTCTTGACTTACTGGAGTTCCAGCTGGTTGACCGTGTTCGGGGTCATGTGGTTGAATTAGGTGTCCTACACCTAATGTTAAGTATCCTAGTGAGTCTTCGTAAATTTCAAGGACTTCACCTTCGTGTCTTTTAATCTGCTCTTTTAGTTTCTCTAAGTTCATTTTCTTTTTCTCTCTCGATTTGTTCTTGCATAAGTTCAACAAGAATGTCTCCCATAAGGTTGTTCAATTCACTATTATTTAGGAGTTCGTCCATGTTACCACCTTCGGGTAATCTACGGATTGTTCTCTCAAAATTTAAATGATTCTTACCTTCGACAAATTCTACTTTACCGTATTGGTATACTAAATCTTTCCATTCACCGTCAATAATTTCTATTGCAGCGTCCTTTTCATGAGGATTCTCTACGACTCTATATGTTTCACCGAACAATTTTGCCATAAATGTAATCCTCTAATTTCATTGATTGTTTTATATCATAGTTCTCATGAATGATTAATCTATCCATGAGATTAAAATTCTTTCTGATATTATCAATCTGAGTTCTTCTACCTTGTAACCAAACTTCTGACTGAGTATCTCCTCTAAGTTTGTGTCTTTCTTTCTCAGTTTCTAAATCAACGGTAAGTATATAGACTTCAGCTTCATGGTTATCTAACAACCATTCAATGTCTTCATTACGAAAGTATCTATCTCCTTCTATAATAGTATGTTTATAACGAGGACTTATATCGTCTATAAATGTTCTGAATTGTGGTATAGAACCATGAGATAATTTATCTGTTCCACCAAAGGTTTCTCCTTCGGGATATCTTCCTACTACTAATATGTTATCATGTAATTGACATTTAAATAAAGGCATAGGTTCAATGTCAACTGGGTCGGGTAAACGACTAATAAGATTTCGGGTAAGTGTAGACTTACCACTACAAGGTATTCCACCAATTAAAAATATCATAAGAAACTATCTAGACTTCCGTGTTTGTCTTTGTTATGTGGCCCGATTGGGTTTTCTGATTTACCTGCGATACCCATTGTTGCAACATGTTCATCACAATATGCAACACACGATAATCTTACACCATTTCCACTGATAGGTGTAACTCCATGTAATTCATTTGAATCTGCAATGATAACATCACCATCGTCAGCGTCTACTGCAATTCCATATCTAGGGAATGTAAGATATGCACCTTTGTAATCTCCGATTCTGAATACGCACATTGTAGTCAAACCAAATTCTAAATCCTTTCCGTCTACATGAGCAGACATTTTTGCAGTTCCTTCTGTAGAATATCTGTTTGCAGAAAGAGCTGTTATAGGTGCGCCCCCGATATGATACTTACTTTCAATATGGTTATCTGCAAAAGTTCTTTGCATTCTCCATACATCGGGGGCAGCTTTCTTTAATGCACTCTCATTTAATGGTGCAATTCTTTTTAGTATTTCCCACTTAGGTTGATTTGATTTCTTTTCCATCCAACCACTGGCACCAATCATTCCAGTAAATCTTCCTCTCTTATATCCGATTAGAACTGAATGTATTGCGTTTGCTTCTGCAATACGATTGAACTTACCATTCTTTTTAAGTGGGTAATATGAATTAGGTGTTCTGAGTTTGTAGTGGACTCCTTCAATCAATCCTTTCTTTTTCATTTCTTCGTGGTCGATTGGCCCAGCTGCATTTGCTCTCATAGTAGATACATCGTCAATTGAAAATAAAGTATCTTTGATTTCTATTTCATTTTTGACATGACCTTTTACTATGGCTGCAAGTAAAGGTTTCTCACCAAGACTTGCATGTGGTTTGTAAATCTTAATTATATCTGCGTCAACTCCTTTTGAAGTTACGACTTCGTCATATGATTCTTCGGTAAGAAATTTACCGTTCCATTTGTCGAAGGTTTCTTTAAATCCTAAGTCTTTTGTTGCAGTGTATTCCATGGTTCTAAAATCTGTTTTTTAATCTCCTCTACAAGATAGTATAAGCATAATGGTGCTACCATTAATCCTATTCTTGCACCCTTATCATTATAGTCACCAGTCATTTTGTAATCGTTAGGGAGAGTCATAAGTCTCACCATTTCTTTAGGAGTATATATTCTCTTCCCACTATAATGAAAATGATTACCACCCATGAACTTAGGTTGACACCCTTGTTCTGTTAGGGAATGAGCTGGTAAATGACTTGGAACAATTCTTGACATGTAATAAGAATGTTTTTCATTCTCGGGTGGGATATTACCTAATCTTATATTCTCTTGATACCAAGGTTTTACTATGTGGTCTCCAACAGAAATGTAAGATAGATTATCTCCGTTCACTCCGTCAACACCTTTACATGGTGTGCAATGTTCTAGTTCGGGGTCGGGGTGTTTTTCAAATCCATGAACCCAATGACCTTTTGAACTATCAATCATTGCTTGTTCTAAGTATTTTGCATCTTCTATATTTTCGGGGTCTGTTTGTAAATCGTCAATTGCTTCCCCGATACTTGTTCTTTCATCACTTGGTTGTGGAAACAATCCACTCAAACACATAAAAGGCATTCCAATTGCATCTAAGACATCGTCTCTAACACCAACCATGAATACTCTTTCTCTCTTTTGAGGAACTCCATGTTCATGTCCTTTCATGATTTTCCATGTTACTGAATAACCAAGTGCTTCAAAATCTCTTACCATTTTGTTTAGGTGGTCTCTTGCATAATCCATTGATAGACCTTTTACATTCTCACATACAATAACCTTAGGCATAAGGTCACCAGTGATTCTAATTTGTTCCCATGTTAGGTCTTCAATGTTCTGTTGTTTCATTCCATATGCAATCTTCTCTTGTTCCCAACCTTCTCTTTTAGTTCCAGCCATAGAGAATGGTGGACAAG